CACGGTGGATGGTGATGTTAGGCTAATAAAACTTGAATAATGAAAGCAGTTATTTACAACATTTTTAAACTTGGTTACGATGGCATTGCCTATTCCATTTGCTGCGGAGTGCTATTCTCGTTTTTCCTACCCATCAAACATTTCTTGATATTTACAATTTTTGTAGTTTTTTCAGACACAGTCACGGGAATCCTTGCGGCAAAGAAAAGGGGAGAGCCGATAACGAGCAAAGGGCTTTATCGCACTACGCAAAAGATACTGACTTATTTTTGTGGTATAATGATTTTTCACGGGGCAAGTATTACTTTTCAACTGCCATCGCAAATCACCTATTCTGTCAGCTTCATTATTGCAGCTACGGAATTGTTTAGTATTTCGGAAAATATTAAATCCATAACTGGAACAAATATTGGTACAATTATTCTTAGATTTTTCAGACGTTAAAAACAAATAATATGCAAACTAATTTAAAAGATGCCCTTAAAAATGCAGATGGAATAAAGTCACCGCTTGGCGACGTGGCTTGTTATTCACTTAATTTTGCAGAACTTGCTCAAGAAGTCAATGTACACTTGGAAGGTAATAAGGTAAAATTCACTTGGCGGGAATATGTCCAGTTGGCTCAAATAATCTGGGACAAGGTAAAAGAGACATCAAGAGAATGCGCTGGAAAAGAAATTGAGGTAAAGTTACCAGCAAAGTTAGGATTGATATCGGCAGCCTTTGCCCTTATCGGATTTAAGTTATAGGCGCAGTAGAGTAACGCTACCTTATGCGACTGTCAGGGCGGTGTATTGATTTACATCGCCCTTAAAAATATAAAAATATGAAAGCAAATAAATTTTGTGTTTTCCTTGACGCGGGTCATGGCGGCATTGACCCCAAAAAGAAACTGCCTGACGCTTACACAACCTACCCCTCAAAATGTTCTCAGCACAACAACGGGGTTTTCCATTCGTATGGTTGGTTCTTCGAGGGCGTGTTCAACCGTGCCGTTACCGAGTTAATTGGGCAGTATCTCAATGACTGGGGCTTTTCAACTATGAAAGTTTACGACCCTGTTACCGACGTGTCCCTTGGCAAAAGGGTTGCAAAGGCTAACTTTGCGGCTAAGACCTTTGAGGCTTCGTTGTACCTAAGCATTCACGGAAACGCGGCGGCAAGTAAAGAGGCGCGGGGTTGGGAAGTGTTTACCTCAGTTGGGCAAACGCGGTCGGACATTTACGCTGAGTTTCTTTATAAGGAAGTTAAAGAGGCTTTTCCTAAATGGATATTTAGAAGCGACTTATTAGACGGCGACCATGACAAAGAGGAAAGGTTTTACGTTTTAACTCAGACGGATATGCCAGCGGTATTATCTGAAAACGGATTCTTTACAAATTACCACGACGCACGCATGATGTTTGACCCAACGTTTCAAAATACCTTGGCTTTGTCTCATGCTCGGGCGGTGGTTGATTACGCAAAGACGCAAGGGGTGATATTTTAAAATGGAAAGGGTTGACGCCATTGTCAACCCTCTGATTCACCACTTTTAACTAAGTAACATAAACAAACGTAATCGATGATTTAGTTTATAATTTGATTTATAATCTTCAATGATAAATTGGTGACCGCGTCACCGTCGGTGCTTCGATACAACCTATAAGCAATCGTCAACATTCGCCCTTTGTCCATTGCCTCAATAGGCGGCTTTCCGTTGGGAAGTATTGGCTCAAGGTAAAACTTTAATAATGCTATTTTGCTATTCAGCCCCTCGCAATATCTAATCGGTTTCGGGTAAGTTCTTGCAATCATTTCAATTTCACGCCAAGTGCTTTCCTCGATGCCGTCAATTAATTCGTTACTTTTTTTCATGCTTGATATAATTTTTTGCCATAAGCGCAAGAAAGAACGCGTCGATTTCGTCTTGGCTTATTTTGGCGGGTTTAAAATGTGGTTCAAATTTTAATCGCTCACTTGAGACAACTTTCATAAACACGTCTTTATTAAACTTTTTACCCTTTGCCTCAGGGGAAATATTGTAAGCTTCAAAACCGTTGTCCTTTATCCATTCGTAGGCGATTCTTGAGGCGGCTTGGTTCATGCCGACATTTCGGCTCATTCGGGAAAGGATTGCGCGATTAATCGAATTATTAAAGGTTACATTTTGAAGGCTGGAATCTTCCACGAGAACAACAGGGTTAAATTGTGACCAGCTTGGAACGTCGTTTATAAAGTCAACAAACCTTATATATTTTTTAAAAATCATGGTGCGGTCTGCGATGATGCAAACTGCCATTCCTTTGATTCTTAACGCTGGGTCAACCCCTATCAATGTCCTCATAAAGTAATCGTTTGAAACGAAGTTACATAAGGTTTAAAATCTTTTGGCGCTTCTTCCTTGATTATTTTTACAACTGGCTTTCTCTTGCGGCGTTTGATAACCTTTGGCTCAGTCAATCCGTATGCCTCAACCCCTTTATTAACAAAATTTATTTCCAAAAGGTATCCAAAGCAAACAATCGTGCCTACGAAAAAGAACATGGTAATAAATTCGCTGCCAGAATATTTGTCTTGCAAACCGAAGAACAATTCTATTAAAGCGATTATAGTCGCACCTAAGGCTATTTTAGGCGGATAAGGGCTTCTACCTTTGGTCGGGTTGAGAAAGTCCATGAAAACGATTGCAAAGCGCCCTAATTGAAGAATGCTGGTGGCGGCAAGTGCAACCCAAAAATTAATCGGTAAAAATATGGCGGTCAAATAAGCATTAACCCCATAGGTTAAAACTATTGTCAAAAACATGATTGTAGGGATATTGTCCGCGATGCTTTCGAAAGTCCATTTAAACTGGATGTTGGTGAAATTCTTTTCCATTTTGTTTTTGTTAAGTGGTGAAAAGGCGGGCAGCTGGGGGACTGCCCTGTTGAGGTGGTTTATATATTTGCTTTTTTATTTAATCTTTCTAATTGCTCATTGTATTTTGTAAGACATACCTTACAACAATGCTCTGGATAATTAGTAGCACTAAATTTGTAATCTTTAAATTCACTAATTCCAATGCCTGATGTTCTACGATTACAAGCAGTTTTAGAACCATTTCTTAAATGTTCTTTTTGTGATGATTGACCAGAGGTAAGATTCATAATGTTTGTTTTTAAAGTGGTAAAAATCGTTTTGTTAATTTCAATATGTAAATTTATAAATAATTATTCTAACAAAAAAATATTTACACAATTATTTTAAAAAAAAATCAAAAAACATTTGTTTCCCTTTTCAATGGGAAGTTATCCCGTTTGATTTGCCAGTATTCAGCCATGAGCGATGCACGAAACTTGTAATCTTTGTCGGTGTGATAGCCTGACTTGTAAACACATTTACAAATGGATTCGTACAACTTGATTCCCTTTATCTTGTAATTTGCCTTTTTACATTCTGCGTATCTGCCTGAGTTCAAAACACCCGCCCAAAGCTTCATGCCTTCTTCCGTGCTGGATGCCTTCATGAACTTTGCCTTAATGTACTTATCCCTTCCTCGGATAACCTCACGCGTCCTGTACGTCACAGATTTGCCATTCTTTAACGCCTTAACCCCGCCAGCGTTGGCGTGCTTGCGCCAAAGTTCCGTTTCAATACCCTGACTGGTTGCCTCAATGATAAAGAAGGAATAAATCATTGAAATCGGGAAGTCAGTTAATAGGTGTACATTCATCAACATTGATTCGTAACAATAGGCGATATAAATTCGACGCAACTTTGCCCTATCAACATTTGCAAGGTTACGAAAGCCGCGACCTTCCAGCGTTTGCCGTAGTTGATTGCCCGATAACTTGCGTACCTCGTAACCGTAAGACCTTGACCCGTAGGCGCTTTCGTCAATGGCTTTGTCCTCAGCCTTTGCGGGAAAGGTTAGGGTCGTAATTTTATGGACATACACCGTGTCGCGCTCAATGATTGGCACGAATGAGGTATAATTGTACTGGGTATTAATCGGGGAATAAATCAACCCGATGACAAAGGCTATTCCGATGCCAGCGGCTACCTGATACGGCAGCCGCTTATTTTGTGGAACGTAGGTTTCTATAATTGGCTCTTTCATGTTTATTCGATTACTGGTTCAGCGTAAAAATATCCACCGTCGTATTCAATGCTTTCGCTACCCGCTTCGGCAATTACGTTGCCGTCACAATCCCGAATAAGTCCACCGTAAACAAATTCGTCCTCAGGGAAGTAGTCCTCGCCTCGCATTCTTTCGTAAAACTTTTCAACGGCTTCGCGCTTTGTGAAGGCTTCGATTTCGTAATTTAAATCTTGGTATCTCTTGGCATTGCCAAAATACATAACGGCATAAAGTGTGGTTTCCATTTGTTTTGTTTTTTAGTTGTTAATTATTGATAAAAAAT